GGAGATAATATAATCGGCTTTGCTCAGTTCTGGGATAAACGCCATGAGAACAAAGCTATTTTCTTCAAGCCTGACGAACTGATTTTCATTCCTAGATACCCTGACCACGATTCTCCCGATGGCATTTCGTTGCTTCGGGAGAACTACACTGTAATCATGAACAAGCTTGGGCTCGAGAAATCTCAGGCGATAATGGGCAAACGTCACGTGGATCCAAAGCTCAAATTCATAATCCCGGATAAATGGTGGGGTCGTCGCAAGCAGATCATCGACAAAATCAAGCAGGGACTGAAAGCTGGCCTCGATATATTCCTGCCAGAGGGTATGGACGTTGATATTCTCGAAACCAAGGGCAATCCGATGGCAGTTATAAGGGCCCAGCAACACATCGAAGATCAATTCATAGCATCCATGGGATTTGCAGATTCATTCACAGAATCAACATCCTCAAACCGCAGTGTAGGGGAAATACAGCTACAGTTCTTTGAAAGAGATATCAGACCTGAAAGAGCTCTGTTCGCTGAAGTTCTCGAGGACCAATTAATCAAACCATATGTTGAAGCTAAGTTGGGTAAGGGGGTTGAGCCACCACAATTCCAGTTTGAAGACCTGACACCGGAGGACCAGCTCGAGAAGATTCGTATTATGATTCCTCTCGTGCAATACATGACTGAAGGGCAGCTCAAGAAGTTCTTTGAAGATCTCGGTTACCCAGTTCCTGAAGATGAAGAGCAGAACTTCTCAGAGAAACTAAAAGCAATCGATTTAGCAACTCAGAAGGGGGTTCCGAAACCTGTTCTCAAGGCATCGGTTGACGTAAGAGAAGAGTTCAGACAGGAAATACTCAAACTAAGAGAGGAGCTTAGAGATGCTCTCGGAATTTGAAATCTTTGATTTTGCAACCCCTGATGAAGAAGCTCTAAGAGTCCTTGAAACTCTCATTCTGCAGAGAACCCTTGAAGCTAGAAAGCGGGCTGTAGAGATTCTTGCGAAGTACATCGCTATGAGCTACTACACCGGTGCTGAGAAGGCAATCGACCAGTTAAAGCTCCCAGTCCAACCCACATCAATTGGAGTTCAAGGGCTTGATGCTGTCATTAATGAACTCTCCCCAATTCTGGAGGAAACATTTGGCTACCTTGCTAAGGATCTCACAGATGTAATTGAAGATGGCATAAAGAATAATCTGACATACACGCAGATCAAGCAGCAGCTTCAAGAAAAGCTCAAAACCTTCGGCGATCGCATACCGTTCAGAAGAGCAGGGCAATACAGGGAAATAGTTCAAGTATCTCCATATTCAGGAAAGCTCAAACTTGTTAAAAAGAAAATCAAACGGAACGTCACAATCAAGACTGAAGCTTATGCCAATATGCTTGCTAGGACAGCAACAAAGAAGGCATACGCTTTAGGGCATATTGAAGGGTACAAGCAAGCTGGTATAAGGAAGTGGAGATATACAGCTGTTGCTGATGAAAGAACCCGGCCTGAACATTTAGCATTACATGGCAAGATTTTCGAGGTGGGGAGCGAAGAAGAACAGCTTGCCTTGAAGGTGATGGGGGAGCCTAACTGCAGATGCCGGCCCATCCCCTTCTTTGATGATCCGAAGTATGATACTCCTGCTGAAGTTTACGAGCGAGAAAAGAAAGAGTGGGCGAAGCAAGCGTTGGATGAAATGTACTTGGATCAGGGAGCTCGCTATGTTGCATCAATCTCCTTCGGGGACAAGAGAACAAAAGAACGAATGATCTCTGATCTGGCTGATAAGTTCAGGAGAAATGAGAAATCAAGAATGCTCATTGGAATTGCTAAGATTAAGATGCAGGAGCAGATTATCAAGACCTTCGACACTTTGCATCAGAATTTCACACACAATGGAGTTAAACATGCAGTAAGACATGCATCACGAGAAAAATTTAAGATATTTGAGATATTAGAAGTTAAGAGAACTGGGAAGCTCATTGGAAGACTTGAAGAAACTGAAGTTTACTGGGGCACCTCGAAGCACGGAACTCAATTGGCATTGTATATCAGTGACGGGAGAATTAGAACAGCATATAAGTGTCCGGAACATTGCCTAAAAGACCTGTTGAAGAGGGTTAAGAGATGAGACTATACATCCTCGAAGAAGATTTGCATGAGGCTGGATTGCCTCTTGAAGAGGCTGAATACAACGCTAAGGTAGAGGATGGTATTGCGATAGTTTTTGGGAAGATGAGTGATGGTACATTCAAAATTAAAGTTGTAAAAAGTGATGGTAGATTTTCCATCGAAGTTCCGGATGACATTGTCAAAAGAGTTCATCTCAACGATGATGAACACTACCTCCCTGCATACTACCACACAAAAGACGGGATTATAGCGTTCCACGTTTCCTGACTTTTCTTTATATTTTCCTTGAAAACTAACTCTTTCATGCAAGAAGTAACAGTCGATTTAACAGTATCCGCTAAGGATGCAATAATACCCGATGTCTTTGATTTTAGCGAAACAGAAGATAAACCACTGAGAAGAAGAATAATAGCGGTAAGCGAGGGCAGACATAATGGCATCAATTTCAGCGGAGATGAAATCAGGCTAATGGTAGAAGATGCAATAAGGCTGAAAGAAGAAGAGAACAGAGCTTACTTTGCGGTTCCACTTGTACTGGATCATTCTTACAGGTTCATCGACAAAGTTGGCTCAACATTCAATCTATTCTACGATGAAGAGAGGAAGGCAGCAATAGCTGATGTAGAATTCTGGCAATTTACATCAATGCTCAAGGAAATTGCTGAAAGAGTAAAACGGGATCCGGAGAACACCTACTTCAGTGTCAGGGTTAGAGGACAGCTTAGAGATGATAATTCGATAACAGATCTAAAGCTAATTCATATTGCTCCTGTTTTGGAACCCGCAGACAGTAACGCTCGCATTATTGGAGAATTAAAAGATGAGGGGGTGAATATGTCTAAAACTGATGAACTTGTTGATTTGGGTGCTGTCCCAAACAACCCGTCTGGATATAAGAAAGCTGAGATGAACACACCCTGGAGCAAACCCAATCTGGAAGACTTCACAGACAAATCGTGGGATGAACTCAGCGATCAAGAAAAGAGAAAGATTGCTTCTCACTTTGCATGGTCACCAAAGATGCCACCTAACACATTCTCAGATCTCAAGCTACCACATCACAGGCCTTCAGATGGAGCAGTTGTGTGGAATGGTGTAAGAGCTGCGATGGCTGCTTTAATGGGAGCAATAGGTGGTGTGCAGATTCCTTCTGCAGATAAAAGAAAAGTGTACAGTCACCTAGCAGCACACTACAAAGAATTTGATAAAACTCCACCAAACTTTGAGGCTCTTGAAGAAGCTCTTGAACTTCTTTCTGACTTTGCTTTAAATATTGACGAGAAAACAGATTCAAGCATGGAGGTAGAACTTCAGGAAAAAATAACCAAACTGGAAGAGCAGGTTAAAGACCTGACAGCAAAACTCAGTGAAGCTAATTCCAAACTCAATGAAGCTGATGCAAAGCTCAATGAAGCTGATGAGAAAGTGACGCTCATGGCTGAAATTCTTGCTTTGGACAATGAAGTTGACAAAGAGTTTCTGAGATCATTAAGCAAAGAGCAGCTCGAGAAGTACAAAGCTGATTTGGAGAGAAGAGGTACTAAAACGACAGAGAAGAGCCTCAGTGGTAGCACAGACGAAGATCCGTTTGAGCTCGCCAAGAAGTATTTTGGTCCTGTAGAGGAGGAGGTGAACTGATATGGCTGAGCCAACAAGCCCTGTTGTTTACGATTTAACGAAGCAGCCCCTACCTGCTAAAGTTGACACAAATCAAACCAAGGATTCGGAGGGCTACTACTACAGACAAGGGGACTTTGTTGAGATTGCTGGCGATGAGACAGTAAAGATATCATCGACTGGGAGTGGAATTGGTGTATTACAGACATCAATCCACGAGAATCAGGCCCCAGACGGGCTTGATAGCAGGCACAGAGTTGCAGTATTGACGAGGTTCAAAGCTTGTATTAAGGCAACTGCGAATGGAACAATCTCTGCGGGAGATATGGTTAAAATCACAGGCAACAAAGCTGTGAAACTCGACCCATTAAGCCAGGATGTTGATGAAGGCGGAACTGCAACATACACAATTGCATGGGATGCAAGGGACTTCTTTGGACTTTGCTGGAAGGGTGGAGCTGACGGAGAAGAGGTTCTAATACTGGTGTGAGGTGGTGAAAGTGTCTAATGTAAATCCAAGCCCCTACTCTACAATTGAGCTCGGATATATGGATCATCCAGCTTTACAACCTGAAGTGATTGTGGCAAGAGTCAAGCAGGTCTATGAGAAAACACTGATTGGCAGACAGCTACTTGGAACTCCACAGCCAATTCAGGGAGATAGTGTTTCTTGGATAGAAGAACAGGACATAGTCGGCAACGTCGACTGGATAACTGAGGAAGGCGGTTTTCCGGAAATTGACTTCAAGTGGGCAAAGAAGGCCAAGCCAGTCAGGCCATACGGTGCTTACTTTGATGTTACACTGATGGAGCGCAGGTGGGCAAGAATACAAACTGTAGGCAGGAAGATTAACAGAGCTGTTTACAGGATGAGAAGGTTCGAAGATGATCTGATCTTCTATGAAATCTTGAATGCTTCCGGTATAAACACATTCGATGGTACAAACTGGACCGATACTACAACAGGAGATCCAATTAGTGATTTAGAGCATGCTAAGAAATTAATCTATGATGCAACTGATGGTTTGGAAGCAACAGATGTGATCATGAGCTCAGCTATGTATGAGAGACTATTGAAATTCGATGTTGTCAGAAATAACAACTATCTGCAGTCACAGGTCGTAGAAACAGGAAGACTTCCAGCACTTGCAGGATTGAGGATAACAAAAGACAACGCAGTTGATCCGAACGATGATGGTCAGGTGGTTGTTCTCAGAAGAGGAGATGTGGGATATCCTGCTGAATCAATCCCACTGACAACTGTTCCAGTTAAGGGAGATAACTTGGGCAATCCATTGCTTGACTACAGATATTTCGTATTCGCAATGGCTGAGCCAGTCATTGATTCACCGGAGTTAATCTGCGTAATCAATGGACTCAAAGCCTAATTAATTTTTTGAGGTGATATCTATGCCTAAAAAAACCGTAAAAGCTGAAGTAAGAGCAACAGTTATTGAAACTAGGGATTTCGTTGCAAAGAGAGGAGATGTTGTGGAGATTCCAGTCAATGAAAAAGACCAGAGCCCTGCTGTTAGGCATGCTCTGAAGTCTGGTAACCTCGTGCTCATTGATCTTGCTCCTGTTAAATCAGAAGAAGTTAAGGAGTAATCACGAATCACGATATTTTCCTAAGGAGATGGAAAATATAGGCTGAGAGGGCACATGGCTGCAACTATTAGCGATGTCAGGTTACAGATTGGAGACACTGAGACACCTTATTTATTTGAGGACCCAATGATTCAAGATGCCCTCGATGAAGCTTCAGATCTTCTACAAAGAGATGGGATAAGTGTTGATTCAACTTCAGGCAAAAGAGCACACAAGCTTTTAGCTTCAATTTATCTGGTAAATTCTTTTCTTGGTAGGATTAAGAACAGAGCGGTCAAGTCAATCAGAGAGGGAGATGTAAGCATTGACTACGTTGACCTGCAGAATCAGGTGGAGAAGTGGAAGACTGAGCTTGAAGAAATAAGAACAAGATTACAAGACCCACTTGAAGCAGTTTATGACAATTACTGATTTTGATTATCCCTATACGATTCAGCTCGTTAAAATTGCAGAGGGTTATACTAACCAGTCAACCGGTGAATATATCCCCGGATCCGAAACAGTTACAGAGATCAAGGGGCATATACAAGACATCACTGCCAAGTTACTGCAACAGCTCCCTGAAGGCGAATACTCAATAGGTGATCGACGTCTGTACACGGATGCGGATATCAAGCCCGGAGATATAGTCAGGATCACGGAGCCTGACAACTCGGTAACGGAATGGATCGTCAAAGAGCAGGAGAGAAATTACAACTTCCTCTCAAAACATCAGATAACAAGAAGGGTGTTTCTGCTAAAGCGTAAGGGCTGACTTTTCTTTATATTTTCCTTGAAGGCTAACTACTTCATGCAGTTAAATGAAGTTTTGAAACACGATACAGTATGGAGTATTTACAAATTCAGAGATCCCGACGGTAAAATAGCTGAGAAACTGAAGGCAGGAGCAAGCATTGAAGAAGTACTAAGAGAGAATCCGCATGCACTTAGAGAAATAGACATAGAGAAGGGAAATATTCTATTAAACGAAGGGATAACAGAAATTTGGAATCTTGTAATTGGCAGTTATAGGGCAGTTTCAGGCGAATCTATCGGCACAGGCGACGGAACTGCTACAACGTTCTCAGCCACGCTTGCAAATACACCCGTTAAACCCGGTTCAGTTTCGGTAACGGATGGTACAGAAACATTCACAGACAACGGAGATGGAACGCTTACAGGCTCAGCAGGCGGTTCAGGTACGATAAACTATGTGACAGGAGAGATAAGCGTCACATTCGCAGCAGCCCCAACATCAGGAGCGAGCATCACAGCAGATTATAGCTGGCTCAACGTTTTCGACAGCACAAACGCCCAGATAGGTGTTGGAGATGGCACAACAGCAGAAGATGCTACACAGACGGACTTGGTAGGAACAAACACTGCTTATGTGGGAATGGACAGCGGATATCCTTCTGTGAGCGGGCAGACCGTGAGCTTCAGATCAACGTTTGACGGAAACACGGGAAATTTCGCATGGGAAGAGTTTACAGTTAAGCATTCAGCTTCAGCAATAAATCTGAACAGAAAAGTAGTCAGCAAGGGAACCAAGGCAAGCGGGGAGACTTGGACTGTAACTCTTGAGATAACTCTGAGCTAATTTTTTGATTGTTATGATAATCCCTGAATGGAAGCGGATTCTTACAGGAGAAGAAGCATTCGAGGATTCAGAGGTAGAATCGGTAGCGAAGGAAATATTGGGAAGGATAAGAAAGACGAGTGATGTAGGAGAAATGGTAGAGTTGTATAATGATTTGGAGGAATTGATGGGAAAGGGTGAGTGGCTAACAAGAAAATACAAGAGAATCTCAAATATGCTCAAGGATGGTATGATCCACAAAGACGATGAAACATCATTACAAAACAAACAAACGAAGATAAAAGCAGTAAGAGATGAATTTGTGAGTAAATTAAAGACTAAATACGGACTATGACAAAATACTACATTGATTACACAAATGGAGATGATTCAAACACCGGAACATCTCCCGATTCTCCGTGGAAAACGATAAACAAGTTTACAAATGAAGCGAGGAGTCCGGGTGATGTAGGAGTTCTTAAATGGAATACAACATGGGTACAAGATACATCGAATATTTATTTTTTGAGTGATGGGAGTTTTGGAAATCCTATAACTTTGAGAGGATGGGATCCTGACGAGGATAACGATGACACATCAAATAGCTGGCAGAGTGCATATGATACTGGGAATAAACCAATAATTGATTTTAATGAGAGCGCATATTATTTCGCTTTAAGTGGAGATTTTTATTGGCATTTCAAAGATTTTGATGTAAAGAATAGTGGTAATACAGCTGGTGCTCAGATAGGCACAGGTGTTCAATCTGCTGACTGTTTGTTTGAGAATATTAATTCATATCATACTGGGACAACTAAAGCCAGAAATGCATTAAGTATTGGCTATCAATGTAATGTTCAGGCTATTAATTGTGAATTTGGAACTAATGGAGGCATGGCAAGAGATTCTGTTAATATCAATAGGGGTTATACGAAGTTCATAAATTGTAAATTTGATAATGCTCCTACAAGTTATTCTGGTATGCTTATATCTCATGCTGTTGTTGAATTATATGGATGTAGTTTTAATAATAATGTTACAAGAGACCTCAACCTATTATATTTTGTTGATTTAAAAGCTAAAGATTGTAGTCTTGATATTAGTACGATTAATTTCAGTAATCCAATGTCGAAATATACTAAACTTGGTTTTGAAGATTACAATGGTACGACTGGTAATCATAAAGTTCTAATGCCACACGGAGAAATCGAGAAAGACACAACCATCAAAACAGGTAATGCAGATAGCTCAATGAGAGTTACACCCAACTCCTATGTTAATGATGTTACGTATATTGAGGTTTTTGAATGGAAAATCACAGACGTTACAGCAGCACAACATACTGTTACAGTAGCAGTTAGGGGTTCTGGATGGGCTTCTTTTCCAACTGCCGATGAGCTTTACATTGAGGTTGAATACTATGACCAAACTACAGGAACACACACAACAACAGCAAAATCAACTCAGGTTTTAACAGCAAACGATACATGGACAGACTTTTCAGTTACATTCACACCAGCACAGGCAGGGGACATCTACGTGAGAGGTTATCTCAAGAAATACGAAGATGGAGATGAGGTAGTCTGGTTTAACGGTGAAGTTTCGATAACATGACAACGATAGTCTGGTCATACGGTCAATCATTTACGAAGGGGAGCTACTGGAGCTATGGTCAGCTAAGGATACTACAGGAATTCTCAGTTGGAATTACATACGTAACAGTAACAGACTCAGGAGTAGCTTCAGACTCAGTTCTCAGAGATAAATCATTCCCGATTACAGAATCAGGAGCAGGGGTAGAAATAGCTAAAGTCAACAAGACATTAAAGATAAGCGAGCTTGGTAGCAGTTTAGAGCAGATTTTGACTGATAAGAACTTAGTTTTAGCAGAAATCGGTATAGGAATTGATTCACTCTTAAGAGATAAGACTTTCTCGCTATCTGATGCAGCCTCAGGTGTAGATGCAATAACAGCAGGCAAGCTGTTCATAATCACAGACTCAGCTACTGGCTCGGAGACAATAGACGTTCTGAAGTACAAGCTGGTTGAGATTTTAGATTCTGCTATTGGTTTGGATTCAATAAAGACAGACAAGCAACTTAAAATAGAAGAGACTGGAGCATTAAGTGATTTAGTTAGAGTAAATAAAATACTGTATGTCACAGACAGCTTAACAGCAGAAGATATTACACTTGTTGACAAAATACTGACAATCTCAGATGCTGCAACTTCAATTGAGGTAGTTACATCTCAATTGCTTGTTGAGAAGATTCTGAGATTAGTATTAGAGAATAAGCATCCTCTGAATCTTGTTATTGTAAATAAGCACTTTCTCAAGCTGATTTTAGAGAATAAGGGAGGTGGTGATTAGATGGACTATTATGACAGGGGAGAGACATACATCGTTGAGATGAGAGTTTACGATGAAGATGATAATCTTGTGGATCCGGATTCTGCTACTTACAAAATAGTGGATTCTGCAGGGAATACTGTTGACGATGGGAATATGACTAAACAAGCAACTGGAGTTTACAGAGCTGAGTATGATATACCTTCAGAAGCCAATCAAGGGGAGTGGTACTCAGAGTGCACTGCAGTACTTGGCTCAAAAACAACAATCGAGAAGAAGAGATTCGTTGTCGTTTAATTTTGCTGTAATCGAAATCATAATTAATCTTAAAATAAGTTATTATTCAATGCAGATACATATATGCGAAAACAATGGTTTTTGCATGGCGGACTGTTCTCTCAGAGCTACATGCAAGAAGCAACGCATCAACTTTCTCATACATGCTGTTGTTATCGACTATGCTGAGCAGAGAGTCTATCCTGACGAATACCTCAATGAAATTGCAATCTTAAAACAAAATTTAGTTGATTCGGAGAGAAAAAAGCTCAGGGAAATTGCCACTACTCTTTCTCACAGTTTAAGGTTGTATAATAAGAATAATCTGGAAATAATTGAAGTGTAGGGTTGCCACCATGACAAAAAGCGTAGAGAATTATTTAAGACAGAAACATGGAAAATGGTATCTTGTCAAAAGATATCGTGAAGGTGAAAAGAGAAGAGAAAAATGGACAAGGCTTGATGAGGCCTCTCTCAAAAACTTACTTGCTGCGGTTAATGTTAAGATGCAATTGAGTCAAGAAGTGGTAGAAGTCCCCTGTATGAACCCATTCTGCTCAAACAAAGTTCTTATGACACCCCAGCAAAAGCAGGATTTACTTATTTCCTTCAAGAAGAAGTACGATAAACTCGTTTTGATATGCTGTTCTAAAGAGTGTCAGAAGAAAGTATCAGATCTACTGCAGCAAAACTGACTTTCGTTTTTATTTTAACTTTCAAAATATTTGTTCATGGAGGATATAATAGTTTATGCAGCTGGTTTGGGAATATCTTTGCTCACTGCAGCAGGATTTGCTGCAAAGTGGAGGAAAGCAAAGAGATTGCTCAAGGAAAGTGCTGAGCTTCTGACAGCGATAAGCAATGCTGTAGAA